CCCTATGACGGCATGACACCTAATTCTACAAGTCCTTATGTATTTCATTTATACAACAACTTATATATTTCACTGTCATGCTGTCATGCCCGTCACTTTAGAAGACTAGAAAGAGATGTAATATGTTTTTTAAGGAGGAAATGAGACCATCAATCGTCTCACTTAAAGGTGAACCACCTATATCCAAATGCGGGATATGTGGTAGTATCGCCTTGGCGGTGGCTAGGGATAAGGCAACAGGATGGAAGATATGCAAATCCTGCATACATGACGCATTGACAGCAGACTGCTTTCTTGTTACCACTGGGAGGTCTATAGGTATAAGACATCCAAGGCCAAGGGAATTTAAGGGTAAAGCCGACAGGTAACATTGTGTTACACAATGTTCTACGTAGAACATGAGTAAGAAAAAAGAAAAGAGAGATGGCTCAGGGAAGGTAAACCGTAACGGACACTCAACGCCAACCGCAAAGGATTTAGCCAGCAAGGCTGCCCCTCGCGGCAGGAATCGGGGAAGGGGGAGATAATGCCTTTCAAGAGCGAGAGCCAGAGGAAATGGATGCATGCTAATAAGCCTAAGATGGCGAAGCAGTGGCAAAAGGAAACTCCCAAGAAAAAGTTAACCAAAACCAAAACAACAAAGAGAAAATAAAATATTATGGCAGCAAAGAAACAGGGTTACAAATCACGGCAGGATGAATCACTCGGAGCAAGGCGCGGAGCACGTAAAGGTTTGAAGCGGAAAGTTTCAGCAGCCGGACGACGCAAGATGGGTTCCGGCCCTCGTAAGGCTGCTGGAGGTAAGAAGTACGGGATATAATTACATGACTAATAATGAGTAAGGAACTTTACGATCTAGTTGTTGATGACGTTAAAAGCCGCGCTCGATGGGAGACCAGACAGGCGTTGTGGTATAAGATGCGTAACGATGGTTTGAGGCGTAAAAGCAAACCTTGGCCTAACGCATCAGACCTACACTTTCCTTTAGTAGACACAACCATCAACAAGCTCAAGCCAGCATTCTTCCAGCAGGCTATGGGGCTTGATGTCCTCGCTACGTTCGTCCCCATGCGGAGTCAACTCTCCGGCTTTACCTCTGCAGCAGAACACTGGTTCAGCTATAAGCTGCATGAGCAATCCAATTACGCTACTGAGGTTATGAGTTGGATTGACCATATGCTCGTCAGCGGTCATGGCGTAATGAAGACGTTCTGGAACCCTGACACCAAGCAGATTGAATTTCAGGCAGTAGACCCCATGTACATCATTGTCCCTTCATGGACTAAGGGGATTTATGCTTCCGATAGAATCACCCAAGTGATCCCGATGAGCCTTGAAGCATACAAGAGAGCGGGAATCTACGACACCAGCAAGTCTATCATCGACAGGATCATGGGTGGAAAAGTTCAAGACTCTGGGATCATCGATGATATAAAATACGACAAGGAGATACGCGAAGGTATCACCCATTCAAATGATGAAGACCAGATAATCGTGTGGGAGACCTACACCCATGACGAGGATGGCAAGTGGATAATGCATTGCTTTTCGCCGCAAGCACCGGATACCCCGCTACGAAAGAGCATGGAGGTTCCGTTCGACCACGACAAACCTCCCTTCTCATCCTGCAAGTATGAGATAACTGACGGGGGTTGGTACTCTCCTCGCGGAGTGTGTGAGATGCTTGCACCATTTGAAGCATCACTTACAAAGGTGTGGAACGAGAAGATGGATGCATCCACCTTGTTCAATAAACCACTCTTCAGGGCAGAAAGGGATTTACCTAACTCAGTTAATTTACGACTAAATCCCGGCCAAATTCTGCCGTTCGGAATTGCTCCGGTTCAAATGCCAAGCACACCAATGGACTTTGATGAGGACATGATGCAGACGCAATCTATAGCTGAACAGCGTGTCACCGTTCCCGACTATGGTATCATGGCGGACAGGGACCGCCGTACAGCAACTGAGATTGAGTCTGTTAACGCTCAAGCTCAACAGAACATGGACTTGCGTCTGCGTCTGTTCCGTCAGGCGTTGGGTGATTTATTCCGCCAAGCATTTAGCATTCTCCTTCAGTTCGACAAGGAAGACCTGCAGTACAGGTTCCTTGAGGATTCACTCGCCATTGATCCGGTGGCATTGCATGACGACTACCAGTTGGAACCGAGGGGTGGGATGGACATGGTAAGCAGGGCGATGCTTCTCAACAAGGCAATCCAGCGTAAACAGCTATTTGTTAATTCTCCTTGGATCAATCAGGTTGAACTGGATAAGAGCATTTTGGAACTGGAAGACCCGTCACTTGTGCCAAGGCTGGTGCAAGACCCGAATGAAAAAGAAGGTAACGAAGTTACAGATGAGAAGAAAACCCTTCCAGCACTCCTTGTCGGAGAGCAGGTTCCCGTTCAGGAAGGACAGGATTACAGGGTCAGGATTGGAGTCATCATGCAGTTCCTTGAGAAGTCTACCCAGAACGGGCTTGAAGTTAGTCCGCAAGGTCAACAGGCAATTAGCTCAAGGCTTGGTGAACTGCTCAATGCCTTTGAGCAGGTTGACACGAACAACGCAAGGGCTTTACGAAAAGACGTTGAAGAATATCTGGTACAACTCGGATTTATGCCGTCTAAGGAGCAGCAGGAGGCAATGGAGATGCAGGCTGTTACAGGGCAAATGCCTCCAGCCGAGGCGCAAATGGTTGAACAGACTGAGGCAGTCGTTCAGCAGGGAGATGTGTAATGGGTAGGGTTATTAGATTTATCAGGATAGCGTGGAAGATGTCCAATCACATTCCTTGGATTGGGGAACCGGAATGGACTTCGGCAGAATCGAATGCATTGCGTAAGTTTCTCGTCTCAGTGGAAGGGAAAAAGTTCCGCATGACACTGTTGAACATGGTTCTAAAACAGAACCAGCAAACTGTGTCAGAAAATAAAGAGCTTGAATTTAATGCAGGATTTGCGAATGGTGTAAGAATAACGGTTCACACCGTTGAGGCTCTGGCAAGGGAAATCGAGGAGCCGGAAGAATTTACGTCTGATATGTTTGGGGTTGATTATCAGGCGAGTCAAAACCCCACAGCAACGGTCAACCGCTTTGGTGCGATGGTTGGACGAGGATAAGCACTAATTGGGAAGCATTATGCCAGAAGAAACCGGCGAAGTAACCGCCGAACAAATGTTGGCCGCAGCCGAGCAGTACGACACTGTAGTGGAGGCGGGTGGAATACCGGAAGTAGAGATACAGCCGGAGGAACCGAAAGAGGAAGTTCAAGAGGAATCTCCTCCAGAGCCAGCCGAAGAAGCGGTTAAGGAACCGGAGACTGAAGGGCAGGATGTGGATGAACAGGTTAGTTCATTGACAGAAGGCGAAACTCCTGAAGCACAGGAGCAGCCGAAGAGTAAGTGGGCAAAGAACGAGGAGCGCAAGAATAACTCTTGGAAGCATATTAATGCGGAAAAAGAGGAACTCAAACGCCAGCGTGAAGAGCTTAGTCATGTTGCTGAGAAACTTAAATCCCAGCATGAAGACCTTAGTGAAGGTAAGGCTTACCGTGATGAACACGGGTTCACGGCAGAAGAATATGGAAAAGCTGCCGAGAGAGCGGAACTTGACGGGGACTATGACGATGCTGAGAGCGCAAGGGAAATGGCCAAAAAGGTTGAGTCCGAAGGGAAAAACGCGCAGCAGGAAAGAGTTGCGAAGAAACATTGGGATGAATTTGAAGGCAAGAGGCAAGAACTCATGCAGAAGCATTCTGATTTAAGTAAACCCGACTCGGAGTTAACCCAGAAGGCTAACGCGATCCTCACCGAGCACCCAACCATGCAGAGTGCTGCAGGCTTGGAACAAGCGGTTAAGATTGCTCAGTTACAAATAACGGCTGCGGGTGCTGAAACGAGCGAAGCACAAGTTAAAGAGCTAACCAATAAACTATCAAAACTGGAAAAGAAAATGTCAGTGAATGGCGGATTTACCAACGAGAGGGTCAACGGAGACAAGTCTTTTGATGACCTATCCGATGCGGAGCAGACTGAATATCTGCGCCGTGCGGCTATGGAGGTAGATGATGCCATGTAGCTGACTAGAAAAGAAGTATGGCTACAAATACCACTACTACACTATCCAACCAGTATCAGAACTATTTCAGTAAGAAATTACTGTCCTATGCTGTTCAGGCACTGGTCTTGGATCAGTTCGCCGAGAAGGCTCCACTTCCTGCGAAGTCGGGCCACAAGGCGATCTCAATGTTCCGTTTTGGCGCACCTTCAACCTCCGCTATTGAAGCGTTGACTGAGGGCACTGCTCCTTCTGGAACACGATCACTCACTCTATCTAAGATTGAGAAAACACTAACCCAACGAGGTCAAGTCATTGAGTTGACTGACATCCTCACCGCAACGGACTTATTCAACAGCTTACAGCAGTCGATGAAGACCAACGGAGAAGATGCAGCCCTCGATATGGACACCATCACCCGCAACACAGTCGTGGGGTCAAATGTTGGAGGTACGGCAATGGAAGGCGGTTATGCCGCTGATATGTCAACGGTACTTGATAACGGAGACACACTGGTTGAGCTATATGCTGACGGAACAAAAGAGACAACCGCAGCCACTCAATACACTGCGTTTGAGGCAAGCACAGGCGCGGGAACGCTTCTGGATGCTGCTGCTGTCCTTAATGCTGTTACTCAGCTAAAGGTGAACCGCTCGCAACCCGCTTCAGGCGGAATGTATGTTGCTGCGGCAAGCCCACAGGTGATTAGTGACATCATGGTGGATACGACATGGGTGAATGCTGCTCAGTACAGCAATGTGCAAGACCTCTATAAAGGTGAGGTTGGCTCGTTGTACGGTGCAAAATTCATTATGACGACTAATCCGTTCATCTCTGGTGATGCTAACGGCACTGACGCAGATAGAGTCATCTATGATGCGTCTGGTGGCGGTGGCACTGCGGCAACAAATGATGTTCACGCATCATTGTTCCTCGGACAACAGTCCTATGGATGTCCTGACCTAAGTAGTCAGTCTCCGTTTAGCCCGAAAGTTATAATCAGCGATCAGCCTGATAAGAGTGATCCTCTTAATCAAAAGCTGACTGCCGGTTTTAAAACTTTTTGGACTACGCTCAGGCTGAACCCGAACTACTACGTTGTAATGCGTAGTAAGACGGCTAGCACTGCTTAATAACTCAAGTCATGCACAAAGGTAAAAGCCCAAAAGGCATGACCATTATAATTGCCGTGGGGGGAGGGAAACCTCCCTCTCACGGTCGTTCCAATAAAAAAGAAGAGGGTTGTGAAATGATTAAATTACCACTGGAGGCATTAGTCTCCGAAGATGAAGCGGGTGCTGGTGTTACTCCTGAAGTGGGTGATGCGGTTTCGCTTGAGGCAGTCGAGGGAAATGTGGCTGCAATTAACGATGATGGCACGGTTCACGTTGAACTGGTGAGCGCGGGTGGCGTTCCTATTGAGTATGTTGAACACGTTTCTGAAGAAGAGTCTGTCGAGGAAGATTTGGCTCTTGATGAGGAAGAGGCAGGACTTCTTGCTGCGGCTGAAGAGGAAGATGAAGCGATGGGTTACTAATGCCTATCTATTCTTTTATCTCTGAAGACGGTCAAGTTGTTGAAAAGATTGTTCCATCCGGTACGGATCGTTTAGCGATTGACGGGGTGGACTATGTTCGCAGCATGGGTGATGAGGGCTTTTCACTATCTGGAAAGGCTGTCGGCATTCCTTCACAGGCAGAGCAGGTTAAGGACGGTTATTACAAGCTGGAACAAAAGGAAGGTTCCCGCTTCATGCGCCAATCGCAGTTTACGACAAAACAAATTAAGA